GCGTGCTGCACGCGCAGGCGCTCGCTGACTATCTGCGGGCCACGCATCGTGCTTGACTGAGCGCGTGCCCCGTGCCGCTCCGCATGCGTGTCGTGTCCCCGGTTGCCCGGTGTTGCTGTATCCCGGCGAGCGTTGTCCAGTGCATGCGCCGCCGTCGTTCGGAACGAGCACGTACCGCGATCGTTCGCAGTACCCCCGCATCCCGGCCCGTTTGCGTGCGTTCATCCTGCGCCGGGACGGGCGACGTTGTCAGCGATGCGGCGCGCCGGGCAACGAGGTCGATCACGTTGTCGAACGTGCGGACGGCGGCATGACAAGCCCGGCGAATCTGCAAACGCTGTGCGCGACGTGTCACGCGTCCAAGACGGGCCGGGCTGCACTGCGGCGGCGCAACGAGACTGTGTACGGGTATCGCAGTGAACGGGGCTGACCGGGCTGTACGGTTGAACGGGTCAGGCCGGGCTGCTCCATTCGGGCGTTGCTGTCAACGTGGATCGACGCAGCGTCCGGCGTACCTCACACGACGGGGCTGACCGGCCTGACCCGTTCGGAAGGCTCATGTGCAGGCCCGCGAATCGGTGTAGACCGGCCTGACCCGTTCGTTCTGTTCGTGTTCGTTCGTCGTCAGGCCCGGCGCGCCCGGCGCGTTCGACAGCACACAACGAGGCACGTCCGCCGGGCCTGACCGGGTTGACCCGTTGTGCGCACGCCTCGCAGGTCGCAGCGAACGGGGCTGACCGGGTTGACCCGGTTGCGTGCGCACGCGTCGCTCGATTCGCGCCAGGTGGTCCGAAGTCGAGTGCGAATGGGGCTGACCGGCTTGACTGGCCCGGAGGTCGCACGGGAGGCAGGCCGGTCAGCCCCGTTTGTAGTACCTACGCCCAATAAGGCACAGGTCGCGCTCAATGGGGCGGCCAAAATCGGTAATACCCCGGCTCCCGCCCCCAATGGATCAGCCAAACCTCCCCAATGACGAGCCTGGGAAGGGGGGGGTGAGGGTAAATGCCGACGGGAATCAAAGGTCCGGCGAACACAGCGCGTCCCCGCAGCGTCAAAATGAGGGCGTGCAAACGGGTGAGGCCGGTCAGGCTCCCGTGCGCTCTCGCCCAGCCGCCGACGCTCCGTGTCAATACCCCGCAGCGTCCGGCTGGCGCGCTGGCTGGCGGGGTCGAGATCGCATTACGGGCCGGGGATCGAGAGTTCTGCGCGTTTCTGGCGCGGGACTGATGACGGCTGGCGACTGACAGCCGCCTGTCAGCCGTCCGTCTCGAGCAACGCAACCCGGTCAGCCCCGTGCCCGAGGTCGTCGAGGCGCTCGCAGTGCGTCAGGGCGTCAGGGTCGCAGGCTGTCTCGCAGGCGTCGAAGCCCTCCCGATCAGGCCGGGCAGCCCCGCCCGATCCAGCCCGAGCGACGGGTCAACCCGAGCAGCCCCGTTTGCTGCGAATCGAGCGATGCGAACGAGGTCAGGACAGGGCGTCTGACCTGCTGTTTCGCGATCGCAGGGCGGGAGAGGGCATTTTAGGCGCCTCTCAGACAATCCAGCGTATAAGTCCAGGTCAGAGGCTTGCAGGGGTATGGACCCCGCGCCCTACCTGGACGGGAGCCTCCTGCGAGCTTTGGGGGGGTCCTGGGGGGACTAGGCAGGTCCAGGTCAGGGCGTCAGGGCGTCCCTGGACCCTGGACAGGGCGGGAACAGGGCGTCCAGGGTCCAGGGTCCAGGGTCCAGGGTCCAGGGCGGGACAGGGCGTCAGGGCGGGCAGGGTCCAGGGTCCGACAGGGTCCAGGGTCCGACAGGGTCCAGGGTCCGACAGGGTCCAGGGTCCGACAGGGTCCAGGGTCCGACAGGGTCCAGGGTCCGACAGGGTCCAGCGCGTGACGCGTCAGGATCGAGCGCGCGGCAGTCCGCGTCTCCTGCCCCGTGCGCGGGCTGTCGCGTGCATCGAGGTCGCAGTTCCGGCGCCGCAGCTGCGACAGCCCAAAAAAAAACGCCCTGTCCTGTCCGCGCTGATCGCGGACAGGACAGGGCGCGTGATGCGCGGTTACAGAATGACGTTTGCTTCGCCTGGGCCGAAACAGGCGACGCGATGTCCGCATGCAAGTTCATTGACTGCATACGGATCAGCGCCGCGCGTGGACGAGTAGCGGACGACGCGTTGCGCGCCGTGGATCGGACACGCGTCCTGATCCTCGTCCATGATGATGCGCGTGCGCCGCGGCGCGTGCTCCGCTAGATACTCGTCGTGATCCTCGACAGGGATCGCGTCGAGCACCTGTTCCATTGTTGGACGTTGCATGTTCAGTTCCCTTTCTGTTCTGTGTTGTCCAGCTTGCGATGCGGGCCGTCGAGCACGCGGTATTCCTCCGCGTGCTTGTCGCAGTAGCCCTCGTTGTATTCAGTGTCGAGCACTGTTGCGAGTTTCGTACACATGCAGCAGTTCACTTTCTGTTTCCTTTCTGTTGTGTGTGAGTGTTGCGCGAGTCCGACCGCGAAGCTGATAGCGCCTCGCGGTCGAACTCGTCGTCCGTCCAGTCGCAAACGCGAGCAGGATCGGCGGGCTTGTGGAACTTGTTGCGCACTGTCAGCGCGTCCACTGTGTCGCGATGCGCCGCGCCGCGATGTCGCGGAACAGTGCAGCGAGTCCAGCAGGGTCCGCGATGTCGCGCGCAGTCTGACATTCATGCGACTGCATGCCCTTGCTGTTCGCTGCGAACCACGCGTTTGCGGGCGGCGGCAAATAGGCGAGGGCAGTTGTGATTCCAGCCTGATTCATCTGTCGGATGATCGTTTCGGATGCGGGCGCGTCGCTCCAATCTCCGTCCGTCAGGATCAGCATGATCCGTATGGGCGATTGACTGTTCGCGAGTATGCGATACGTTTCCGTGAGTGCTGACTTTGGGTCCGTTCCGTCGCACGCGTCAGGAACGAGCATGCGATTGTCGGGCCGTTCGTCAGGTCCGGCGAGCAAACGATGAGGTCCAGAATCCCAAGTGATGACTGTGCAAGTGCCCTCGATGTCATCAACAGCGCGTCGAATGGCCCACGCTGCGCGTGCAAGTGCTTCGCAGTGCGTGTCCATGCTTCCGCTGACATCGAGCAACAGAACGACTTCCATATCTGTAGCGTCCATCTGTCCAGGTTCATAACGATCGAACATGGAATCCAGATCAGCGGCGGGGTTCATCACGCGTGCTGCGTTCAGTCGTCCGCTGTCCACGCGTCGAATCCATGCAGGTTCGCTTTCGTCTTTGAGGTCGAGCAACGCGTCACCTGTTGAGTGATGCAAACGACGGGCTTCGTCGTCCGCTTCTGTCCAGGTTCCGGGCGTCTCGTCCGCACTGATCGGATCGCCGGGGCGTCCGTAGTCCAGCGCGTCCAACACGTCGTCAAGGTCTGACGATGCGTCGTTCTCGTTGAGCGCGTCCTGCGCGGCGTCGCGCAGCTGATCCTTGATGTCTTTGGGCGGGCGCGGCTTGCCGCGTCGATTGCCGCGCGACGTTGACGTAGTGCTGTCATCGTCTCCGTCGTCGTCGTCTCCGTCGTCGTCGTCTCCGTCTCCGTCTCCTGACGCGTCGTCGTCTCCGTCGTCGTCGTCTCCGTCTCCGTCTCCGTCTCCTGACGCGTCGTCGTCTGACGCGTCGCTGCGTCCAGGTTCTCCGTCGTCGCAGGGTTCTCCGTCAGCGGCGGCGGAATCGTCGTCGCTGTCGTCGTCGTCCTGCGCGTTCGGGTCATCCTCGTCCGCTGTTGGAATGTCCGTTCCCGCGTCAGTGTCCGTGTCAGGTTCCCCGTCGCGCGGAATGTTGCAAGGTTCGGGCATTGTGGGCAACGCGTCCGCAAACAGGTCGTGCAGTTCCGTTAGGACTCTCCACGCTTCATCGACCTCGGATTCGCCGGGGTCTGTGAGGCGCTGATAGTCGCCTACTAGTTGCGCAACCTGATCCGCGATCGCATCGCTGCGCGCGGCAACGAAACTCGCACGCGCCGCGGCGCGCACTGACCTCGCGATCCATGTGCGTCCGCACAACAGAATCCATGCAGACTCACTGTCCGATACAACATGCGCGTGCAGCGCGGCGACGAGCGAGCCTGTCCACGGGGCGAACTGCGACAGGATCAAACGTTCCTGTCGCTGATCCTCCACGATGTTGTGCAGCTTCATTATGCCGCGCATGAATATCTTCTCAGCTTCCAATGCGCGACGGATCAGTGTGGACTCTGTGCGCGGCGTGTAGAGCACGTGGCCCAACTCATGCGCGTTCGTTCCGATCCACACTGCAACGTCGAAGCGTGTTTCGGGAAACGGCATCTTGCTCATGTTGAAACTGATCGCGTCACCTTGCAAGGTTGTCCATGCGGCGGCGGGTCCATGCTGCGCGACGTTCACGCTGTCCAGGTCGGGCGAAATGATCTGATCCGTGATCCGTAGTTCGCGGATCAGACGCTCGATGCGGACGCGTTGCTTCGCTGTGTATTTCTTGTCATCGAGTTCGACACTCGATGTTCCTTGTCGTTTCGTGTTCACTGTCTTGTTGCCTTTCTGTTGTGTGTTGTGTTGTGTGCTGTTTGCTTAGACAATCTCGTGAATGTCGTTCTCGATGTCGAGTTCCGCCGCGATGCGACCTGCGGCGGCGTCGATGTTGCGAGTGATCGCAGTCCGTTCCTCGGGCGCGAACCTGTTGACGAACATGCGACGGGCGATGCGCATGCCCATTCGCCGCGCGTGACGCTCAAACTCTTTGAGTGAGTTCGTGCTGATCGGGGTGCGGATGTCTGCGAGTGATCGCGCGTTCTCCGCAATCTCCAACAGTGACGCGCTGTCGAGCAGTGTTGCTTCGACATCGTGATCGTAACCCCACTCAAGCTGCATCGCGAACTGATTCAACAGTGCTTCGTTGAGTCGCGACGTACCCTGATACCTGTCGTTGTACGCGCCTCCGAGCAGGACAGGTTGCGGGGCACCTAGTCCGCCGCGTCCTGCCTTGATCGTTTCCGCGTTCTCGGGCAGTGTCATCATGCGCGTGATGCTGATTAGCGCCTTGAAAGCTGCCATCACTCTCGGGTGGGCCATGTTGATCTCGTCCAACAGGATCACGCCTCCGTAACGGGCAACGAGCGTCAGGTCGCCGTCCATCCATCGCAGCATCTTGTTTGTGTCCTGCGTCAGCTTTCCGACGACTGTTCCGTGATCCATCGACGCGTGACATTCGACGAGTGCGAACGGAAGCTGTCGTGCGGCGGCGTATGCGCGGAACACTGTCGTCTTTGACGAGCCTGTGTCTCCGACGAGCATGACGTTTTCCTGTTCCTCTGTTGCAACGTCGAACAGGTCGAAGTCGTCCATGCCCTCTATCGTGCGATGCACGTAGGCATCCGCGATGCGGGGATTCGGGATCATTCCTGCGATCCGCTCGCGATCCTCGCCTGCGGGCACAGTCTCGATGTCAAACGTAGGGATGCTCATTTCAGTGTTGCCTTTCTGTTGTGTTGTGTGTGTGAGGTTGTGTGTGTGTGTTGAGGTTGCTTGCTTGCGCGGCATGATTACAGTCCGCGCAGGTCGCCTGCGGCGCCCTTGCTCGATGCTGCGGCGGCAGGCTTCGCTGTTTTCTTCGCTGCGACTGCGGGCTGCGCGGGCTTGTTCTTCTGTGCTTTCTTCGCGCGCAGCTTGTCAACGTGTGTCGCGACTGCCGCGAGTCCGCGTTGCAGTTTCGTCAGGTCGTTGAGGTCCGTTGACGCAGGGATGAACGCGATCAGCTTCGATCCGCCGCCTTTCAGGTCGTTGAGTGCGTCGCTCACTTGCGGCCCACTCGCGGGCTGTCCAGCGGACTTGTCGTTGCGTCCGCGCTGTGTCGTAACGGGCTTGCCTTGCAAGACCTGGACTGCGCGTCGGACCTCTGCTGTCGTGACCTTGCTTGCACTGCCCTGCTGTCGCGCTAGGCGCTCCAACAGTTTGACGGCGCCGTCGATGGACTTTCCGTCGAATCCGCGCATCGCTTCGCGGTGCGCACTGAATGAGACGCCTTTGACGCGCTTGCCTGCGGGCCACCTGACTGCTGTGTCGCGGTACTGACGCAGTGTTGACTTTGTCAGCTTGCCTCCGACGCCCTCGTCTGTTGCCTTGCGCATGAGGTCATCGAATCCGTTGAGTCCGGCGGGGATCGCCGCTTTCAACGCTTCCGCGAGTGTCCAACGATCGCTCTCACTTTGCAGTGATCGCATCGCGTCGAGGACGGGGCGGGCTTGCTGTGCGGTTGGGGTTGCCATTTCAGTGTTGCCTTTCTGTTGTGTGTTGCGTTGGATTGATTGTGATGCAGGGTTGTGACAGGTTCACGCGTCGTTGTAGTCGCGCAGGGCGTCGATGTACTCGGACTGAATGTCGTCCAGTGTGGCGGGGTTGCAGACAGACAGCTGACTGTCTGCGTAGCTGAATCGTTCCAGTGTGTCGCAGTCGCCTAAGCGAACGACTGTGACCTCTCCGAACGCGACGCGCAGGACGCGTCCGACTAATCCATCCTCGTCCATGACGTAGGTGTTCCGTGTGATGCTCATGTTGTGTGTTGCCTTTCTGTTGTGTGTTGTGTGTTGCGTTGCTGTGTTGTCTAGCGCGTGTGTTCCTTGCGTCCGATGTAGTCGGCGGGCGCGCCCTCATCGACAAGCTGATCCGCTATCTCGTTCTCGACGTAGCGCATCGCGCCGCGGAATGTCATCTGCTCGCGTTCCAGCTTGCTCACTGGCCCGCTTGTGACGTGGACAGTGAACGTGTCTCCGTCCGAACTGATTAGGTACGTGCATCCGACGCCCTCAATGTGGGCGATGTCGAACAGTTCACGCGCTGTGTTGTGTTGCTTGCTCATTGTGATGTTGCCTTTCTGTTGTGTGTTGCTCCGTGCGGGCGCACGGACCTCAACACTGCACGCTGTCAGTGTTCAGGTCCGCTCGTCCGCGGGATTGCAGATAAGTAGGGACCCTGTCGTGTCGTCACTGCGACGTTGTGTGTCGTGCGTTTGCGAGACGCATAGGTGACGTGAATCTCACGACAGACGGGGCGGGGTGTGTTGCACGATGCGATTCATGCGGCGGCTGGCAGTTCGCCGCGCATCGTCTAACGACAGGTCGCAGCGGGCTTCGTTCCACATTTGCTCGGACCTGTCGTCGTACTTATGCAGTGACGCATCGTGTAGCGCGTCTCGATTGCGAACGACTGCGAGTGAAATATGTGGGCTGTTTTGTCCGTGTCAACGGCACCTGGACTACTCGGGCCTCACTCTGCGTTTCGCGTTCAGTGTTCCATTCCGTTAGGTCAGTCCGGCGGGCTTCGGGTCCGGCAGCAGTGTCGTGTTGCACCTGCGTTGTCGAACCTTGTTCCGTTGTGACGAGAACACTCTGCTGTTGTGTTCGCACACTGCGGCAAGTTGAAACAGTGTGTGGAGACTTTCCCGCGCACTGCGGCGCAACGTCTCGGGGAATCCTGCGACTAGGCGCTAACCCCTGTCATCACTTGAACGAAATGTGTCGTTCGCAGGGTCGCTGTGAGTCTCGATGGACTGCCCTGTCAGGCGACCTCGCAGGGCGCCTCGCGTGACACATAGATAGTACAGTCCAGTGAGAGCACTATGTAATCGCAGGTGGGAGGCCCTTTTTAGGGCATTTTGACGCCCTGGACGCCCTGACGCCCTGGACGCCCTGCCCGACCCTGTCGGGGGGCGTGCTCACGGGAGCCTGACCGGCTTGACTCCCGTGGGAACGCTCCCAAACGGGGCTGACCGGCCGCGGCCACGTGATTCCCGAGCCTGCGGCGGCGGACCTACGATGCAGATGGGGCTGACCGGCCTGTCCTATTGGAAATGCTTCGGAGCGCACCGAATCTCAATAGTCAACCCGGTCAGCCCCGTTTGGGTGCTCTCGAGGACGTAGGCTCAACGAGCCTGACCGGCTTGACCCGGTGTCGTGCCTCGTAGGGGTGTGCAGCGAACCGATCAAGCCGGTCAGCCCCGTGTACGCTCCGCGCATGACAGCTGTGACGATCCTGCCGGGCCTGCAATCGCTCGCTGTCGCGATCGACGACCTGCGCACGATGCCGGGGAACCCGCATCACGGAGACATCGCCGCGCTTAAACGCTCATGGAGCATGTTCGGGCAGCGGCGTCCGCTCGTCGGGCGCAAGGATGCAAAGGGTCCCGGCGGCGAGATCATCGCCGGGAATCACGGACTGGAAACGGCGCGTGAACTCGGCTGGACCCATGTGGCGGTGTTGTGGGTGGACGACGACGACGTGCGAGCGAAAGCGTTTGCGGCGGCGGACAATCACACGGCGGAACTCGGCTTCGACGACCCCGAACTGCTCGCCGATTGGCTGCTCGACGTGCGTGCCGCCGACGTGGACCTGTTCGACGCGACGACGTATGAACCGGCGGACCTGCTCAAGTTGTTGGACCCCGACGCCGCCAAACGCGAGACGGGGAACGGGCAACGGGGCGCGCCGGTTCAGGAGATTGCGTCCAGCTGGGCCGTGATGGTCACGTGCGAGGACGAGACGAGCCAGGTTGAACTGTTGGAGCGGCTGACGGACGAGGGCTTCGATTGCCGAGCGTTGATCTCATAGTCGAGGCGCCGGTCAAGCGTTCGCCACGCGTGCTCCAAGTCGAGGGACAGTTCGACCTCGCCCGAGAAACCCGGCGCACGTTCCAGGTGCAAGCTGACCTGCCGATCGAGGACAAGCCGTGGCAGATCGGCGCGATCATCGGCCCGTCGGGGTCGGGCAAGTCCACGATCCTGCGTGCGCTCTACGGCGCTCACGTGCCGCTGGACTGGGATGCCAGGGCGTCGATACTCGACGCGTTCCCGGCGAACATGACGGTGCAGGAAGTGACCGGCGTGCTTAGTTCGGTCGGGTTCTCCACGCCGCCGAACTGGCTCCGTCCGTTCCAGACGCTCAGCAACGGCGAGCAGTTCCGTGCGACAGTCGCCCGGCAGCTGTGCAGCGCCGCCGCACCCATCGTCATCGACGAGTTCACGTCTGTCGTTGACCGGGTTGTCGCCCGCATCGGGGCGGCGGCAGTGGCGAAGTTCGTCCGCAGGGAGGCCGGGCGTCAGCTTGTCGTCGCGTCCTGTCACGACGACATCGTCGAGTGGCTGCAACCCGATTGGGTGTTCGACACGGGCGGCGGCATCTTCACGTGGAGGCATCTTCAACGCCGACCCCGCATCACTGTCCAGCTATATCGCACTACCGCCGAAACGTGGGGCTGGTTCCGCAAGCATCATTATCTGAACGATCACGACATTCCCCGGTCGTCGTTCTGTTTGTGCGGGCTGATCGCAGGCAAGCCGGTCGTGTTCTCGTCGTCCCTGCCGCAGATCGGATACAAGGGCATGCAGCGAGGCGCCCGTGTCGTCGTCCTGCCGGACTATCAGGGCGTGGGCATCGGCATCGCCGTGCTGTCCTACGAGGCGTCTCTGCACAAGGCACTGGGCAAGCGGTGGCGGGGAGTCTCGTCGGCGCCAGCCCTGATCCACGCCGTCGCCCACTCGCCGAACTTCCTGATCGACCGGATGCCGTCGATGAAAGGGGCGCATGAGGGCCGGGTCAAGTACGGCTCGCAGCGCCGGATCACCGTCAGCATGGAGTACGTCGGACCCCCGGCGACGATCGCAGAGGCGGCGGCGTTCGGACTCGGCTAGAACAGGCCGGGCTGACCCGGTGACGTGAGTGAATGACAGCCATCTTCCCCGCGTCTCGGGTCAGCACCCGATCGCCGCCGGGTCGTAGTCGATCCCGGCGAGCCACGCCTGCTCGACGAGCGCACGTGCCGCCTCGAGTTCGGAGGCGGGCGGCGGCGGCACGGGTCCGTCCTCGTCGAGTAGTTCCCCGGCTTCGTTGTAGGAGGGCTGTCCGGCGGCGGGCACCAGGGTCTATTCTGCGCTCTCGATGGCAGGACGCAAACCCAAGCCCACTCAGCTGCACGTGCTTGACGGCACCCTGCGGCCCGATCGGCGGCACGGACAGAACGAGCCGACGGCGGAACGGGGCGACTGCTCGCCGCCGGATCATCTCAGCGACGAGGTCCGAGTGGTGTGGGAGCGGCTGTCGCCCGAGATGATCCAAAAGGAACTGCTTGCACCCCGCTACATGGAGACGTTCGAGGCGTTCTGCATCGCCGTCGTGAACATGCGCCGGGCCGCGCTGCTGATCGACAAGATGGGGCCGGTGATCCGCAACGAGAAAGGGCAGCCCAAGACCAACCCGGCAAGCTGGGAGTTCGCCCGCTACACACGGATCATGCAGTCGCTCGGCGGCGACCTGGGACTCACGCCGGTCGGAACAGCTGTGATCGGACGGGGTGTGAACGCGTCGCTTGAATACCGCGATCGCGACCGGAGGAATCCGTCGGCGGCTCGGCTGTTGAGTTGATGCCGGGTGGTAACCCCGGCGAAGCATCTGCCCGAGTGCGGGTTCACGTTCGACGGGCGGACCTGCCGCAAGCGAGGCGTGCATCGCTGTCAGCAACGCATCGGGCACGTCATCGCGTTCTTCACCGAACTGCTCGTCCACACGAAAGGTGACTTCGCCCGGCGCCCGTTCATCCCGGCCCAGTGGCAACGTCAGAAGATTCTCGCTCCGCTGTTCGGCGAAGTGGTGTGGGATGCGAAGCGACGGCGGTACGTGCGACGGTTCCGAGAGTTGTACCTGCTGGTGGCGCGGAAGAACGGCAAGACGGAGATTCTGGCGGGCATCTGCCTGTATCTGCTCTGCGCCGACGGAGAGGAAAGCGCCGAACTGTACGGATTGGCGCTCGACAAGGATCAAGCGAGTCACGTGTTCCGCACGGCGGCGCGCATGGTGGAGTTGAACCCCCACCTGCGCCGCCGGATCGACGTGCTGCGGTCCCGCGACCGGCTTGTCGATCCCGAGACGGCATCGTTTCTCGCCGTGATCGCGAGCGACGCGGCTGGCGCGCTCGGCACAAGCCCGCATGCCGCCTACATCGACGAGTTGCTGACACAGCCCGACCGGGAGTTGTACGACGCCCTGCGCACGGGGTTCGGCACCCGTGCTCAGCCGTTGCTGATGATGGCGACGACAGCGGAGAACGACCCGAACGGGTTCGCCGCCGCTGAACGCGAGGAATCCATCCGCGTGATGCACGATCAGCGGCTCAATCCCACCCGGCTCGTCGTGATCTATCAAGTGGACGAGGACGAGGACTGGACGAGCGAAGTGAACTGGCGCAAGGCGAACCCGGCGCTCGGCGACTTTCTCGACATCGAGGTTCTGCGCTCCGAGTTCCGCAAAGCCACCCGCATGCCCGCCGAAGAACGAGCGTTCCGGCAGTTCCGGCTGAACCAGCCGGTCAACGCCATCGGGCGGGCCATCGACCTGCCCACTTGGGATCGTTCTGCGGATCTCGTCGTGGAATCGGACCTCGTCGGCTGCCGCTGTCACGGCGGGCTGGACCTGGCGACGACGACGGACATCGCCGCGCTGTGCTGGGACTTCCCGCAGGCTGACGGGACACACCGGGCGCTGTGGCGTCTGTTCTGCCCGTCGGCGGCGATGGAGACGTTCGACCGCCGGACGGCGGGTGCGGCGAGCGTGTGGGAGCGCCAGGGGTTCATCGAGGTCACGGAGGGCGACGTGATCGACTACGCCATCATCCGGCGGCGGATCAGCGCCGATGCGGAACAGTTCGAGGTCATCGACATCGCGTATGACCGCTGGGGCGCGACGCAGCTGGTGACGGAGTTGGAGAACGGCGGGCTGACGATGGTGGGCATGGGCCAGGGGTTCGGTTCGATGGCTGCCCCGACCAAGGAACTGCTGCGCCTCGTCGCTGCGGGGTGGTATCACCACGGCGGCAATCCGGCGCTGCGGTGGCAGGCGTCCAACGTCGTGACCCGCCAGGACCCCGCCGGGAACCTCAAGGTGGACAAGGCCCGCTCCGTCGAGAAGGTGGACGGGATCGTGGCGGGAGTGATGGCGTTGGACCGCGCGATGCGCCACACTGAGCAGCGGAAACCGTCCTATTCAGCGGCTTCGTTCTGAGGGAGGACGTATGGCACTCACGACGGCCCAGCGCAACCGGCTGCCTAGCTCGGCGTTCGTCTATCCGGCCCGGCGTGCCTACCCGGCGCCGACGAGGGCGCAGGCTCGAGCAGCGGGCATCTCGGAGGCCCAGCGTCAGCGCACGCTCAACGCCGCCAAGTCCTACGGGGCACGCCGGTCAACGTCCGGCACGCCCGGTCGGATCAACGCGACAGTGAACCGGCGGCGCGGCAGGTGACGCTCGTTTTCTCGTCGTCCGCCGCACCGCCCACTGCCGAGTACATCGACGGCACCGTCACCTACACGAACGCTCCGAGTCAGCCGGACCCGCTTACATGGGTCGGCTTCCTCGGCAACGTGATGACGCAGCGGTATCAGCAGACGATGTTGTTCGACACGTACTACCGCGGCGACCACCCGCTGCCCTATGCCGGGGTGTCAGCAGTGACCTCGTTGCGGCATCACTATCGGCGGCTGCTCAAGGAATCCCGGTCGAACTGGGCCGAACTGATCGTCGATGCCGTGAACGAGCGGCTGCGGGTCGAGGGCTTCCGATTCAGCGGCAACGAGCAAGCGGACCTCGAAGTGTGGAGCAACGTGTGGCAGGAGAACTGCTTCGACGCCCGGTCGGACGAGGTCCATATCGAATCGCTGGTGTGGGGCTACAGCTACGCGATCGTGTGGCCCGATGACGACGGCGGCGTGAACATCACCGCGGAGCACCCGGCGGAAGTCATCTGCTATGCCCCGGCGGCGAACCGCCATCTCGTTTCGATGGCGCTCAAGCGGTGGCGCGACGACTGGGGCTACTGGCATGCCACGCTCTACACGCCGGGCGCGATCTACAAGTTCGTGTCGAACAAAGCGGAGTCGTCCATGCTGCCGCCGCGCACGGTGGACAGCTTCGTCGAGCGTCAGCCGCCGGGGGAACCGTGGCCGCTTCCGAATCCGTTCGGCGTCGTTCCTGTTGTCGAGTTCCCGAACAACCCCCGCATGCTGACCGGCGGACGTTCCGAGCTTGCGGGCGGGCAGACGGACATCATGGATCGGATCAACGAGACGGTGTTCAACCGCATGCTCGCCGCCCAGTTCGCCGCGTTCCGCCAGAAGTGGGTGACGGGCATGGAGATACCGCGCGATGAGAGCGGCAACCCCATCGAACCGTTCAAGGTGGCTGTGGACAGGTTGTGGATGACGGAGAATCCCGACGCCAAGTTCGGCGAGTTCGACGAGGCCACGTTGCAGAACTACATCGGTGCCGCAGAGTCGGACATTCAGGCGCTCGCCTCGATCAGCCGCACGCCGTCGTACTACCTGCTGCCGCACGGGCCGATGCCGTCGGGTGAGGCGCTGAAAGCCGCCGAGACGGGTCTGGTCAACAAGGTCAAGCGGCGGCAGAGATTCTTCGGCGAGTCCTGGGAGCAGATGGTCCGGTTGGCGCTCCTGATGATGGGCGACCCGCGCTACGAGGACACAAGCTGCGAGACGATATGGGCCGATCCCGAATCCCGGTCGGACGCGCAGACCGCGGACGCGCTCGTCAAGCTGGCGCAGATCGGCGTGCCCGCCGAGATGCTGTGGGAGCGGGCTGGGTTCTCTCCGCAACAGATCAGCCGCATGCAGGCCCAGCGCGCCGACGAGGCGCTGTTGTTCGGTCAGCAGCAGCTTCTCCCGACACCCGTGCCGCTGCCCCCGGCTGCACCCACAGGAGGCACAGGAGCATGACGACGACGAACGCCGCGCCGCCCCAGTCGGCGCTTTCTTCGCAGCGCGCACTCGCCACTCCGAGAGCGGGCACGGCAACGGTCAACGCGCAGCCGCCAGTCGTCAACCTGTTGCTCTATCAGGGCGACGATGTTCATTTCGACCTCGTCGTGACGAACCCCGATGGGAGTGCCGCAGACCTGACTGGCATGACCCCGGCGGCGCAGATACGCGACAAGCCCAACGGCGCGCTGATCGCGACGTTCATGTGCTCGATCGCCACGAACGTCATCAGCTTGCACCTGCCCGCCACGGAGTCGGTGAAGTTGTCGGCGCCTGGTGTGTGGGACTGCCAGATCACGTCGGCGACGCCCGAGGTCACGACACTCGCTGCGGGGACGGTGAGCACGGCACAGCAAGTCACGGCTCCGTGACAGAGGTTGACGTTGGCGGGCCGGATCGCGAGCAGATCACCGTTGCCGTCCCGGCACCGCGACGCGTCGTCGTCACTCCTGCGAGCGGGCACGCTGTCGCCGCCGGGCTGACAGGCGGCTACCAGGCGGGCGTGAGCGCGCCAGCTGCGGACACCGTCGTCACTGCTGCGCCGGGGTTGAGTGAGGTCGCCGTTGTCGGAGCGGGTCCGCAAGGTCCGCCGGGTCCGCCCGGTCCCGCGGGTCCGCAGGGTCCGTCAGGAGGTCCAGAAGGTCCGCCGGGTCCGACCGGGCCTGCTGGCCCGCCTGGCGCGGACTCGACTGTGCCGGGTCCGCAGGGTCCGAGTGGTCCGCCCGGCCCGCAGGGCAATCCCGGCCCGCAGGGCGTGGACGGCCCGACCGGGCCTGCTTCGACGGTGCCCGGCCCAGGCGGTCCACCCGGCGCTCAGGGGCCGCAGGGACCGCCAGGGCCGACAGGGGCGGACTCGACCGTGCCGGGTCCACCCGGAGCGACAGGGGCGGCAGGTCCGGCGGGTCCGCCTGGCGCCGACTCGACTGTGCCGGGACCGCAGGGTCCGGCGGGAGCGACAGGTCCGGCGGGTGCGGACTCGACTGTGCCGGGACCGCAGGGTCCACCTGGCACGACAGGTCCGGCAGGTCCGCCCGGTGCCGCCTCGACTGTTCCCGGTCCGGCAGGTCCGCCCGGTGCCGCCTCGACTGTGCCGGGTCCGCAGGGTCCGACCGGACAGACGGGCGCGCAAGGCCCGCAGGGCAATCCCGGCGCGACGGGCGCGACGGGTCCCGCATCGACGGTGCCGGGTCCGACTGGGCCGCAGGGTCCGATCGGACTGACGGGCGCGACCGGCGTGCAAGGCCCGAAAGGCGACACGGGTGCGACTGGCGCCGCTTCGACTGTGCCGGGTCCAACGGGTCCGACCGGGGCGACTGGCGCGCAAGGGCCGACAGGTCCCGCTGGCGCGGATTCGACGGTGCCCGGCCCGCAGGGTCCGGCGGGTGCGACTGGGCCGCAGGGACCTGCCGGTGCGCAGTACCCGTCGTTGCCCGCTCCGATACCGGGGGCGATGTCTACGTTCGTCGATCAGCTGGGCGACCAATGGGTCGCTAAGGGCGCCGTTGACAGCGGGAAGTGGCACCGGGCCACGGACGCCTTCGCCTGCATCTACCACCGCACCGGAGCGTGGACCCTTTCGAGTACGGCGAACCAGAGATGGGACTGGGACACCGTTTACAAGGACACCTACGCCCTGGCGAGCGCATCACCGTTCACTACGCCCTGCGCCGGACGCTGGCGCATCCGAGCCACCCTCGGCGTGAACTTCACCGCTGCCGGTCAAACACTCTCGGTCGGACTCACGGTCGGCGGCAACGTCAGGACCAACGCTCAGATCATCGTCGGTAGCGCCTCGACAACCGCCGACTGCTCCGTCGAGTGGGAAGAAAACGTCGCACTCGGCACGGCACTCGGCGTGGTTTGCAGCGGCACGAACGGACTGTCTGGACGGGTGGCTGCGTTCGGCGTCGCCACCTGTGTCGTCATCATCGAGTACATGGGCATCTCACTCTGATGCCGCCGGGTCGAGTTTCGCCGTTCGCCCGGCTGTATCAGCAGCGTTCGGATCAGGTGCGCTCGCAGCTGTCGCGCATCACGGTCGGGCTGTTCAACGCGATGCCGAACTGGGACAACCCTGACGCGCTCGCGGTCCCGGCGGCAGCGATCTCCACGCGGGCACAAACGGTGCAGGCCGGGCTGCTTCGGGCGATGTTCACGACGATGAGCGGCGGCGACAGGCCCGATCTCGAGGTCGCCTCCGTGACCGGGGATGCCGTGCGGGGCGGGGACATCGTCGGGTCGTGGCGCATCCCGATTTACGCGCTGTGGCAGTCCATGAGCGACGGGTCCATGAGCCAGGTTGAACTGTCGGCGCAGGCGCAGAACGACGTGAGTGACCAGGCGCTCACCGACCTGGCGTACAGCCAGCGGGACGCCGCCGCCCAGCTGAGCGAGAACACCGACGGGGTCATCGGGTACTGGCGCGTGCCCAACGGCGGGTCGGCGTGTGACTTCTGCACGGAGATCGCCGATCAGCTGTACCACACCGAGGACTTGATGGAAGTCCATCCCGGCTGTCAGTGCTCCGTCGAACCCGCCTTTGCCGGTGAGGGAGGCTGATGTTTGACATAACGGCGCCGAAGGGAGAAACATGACAGACGCAGGACCCCAAGCCGGGGGGCAAACCGGCGGCGACCCGAAGCCAGCGGGTGACGGTTCTGGCGATAGCCCCAAGCCGGGGGGAGACGGTTCCGGCGGCAGGTATTCACAGGAGCAGGTGGACGCGTTCGTCGCGGAGGCCAAGCGACGTGAGACGGCCCGGTTCTCGGACTACGACACGATCAAGTCCAAGCTGGCCGACCTCGAAGCCGCCGGGCAGACCGAACTCGAACGCGCTCAGGCCCAAGCGAAAGACGCCGATGCCCGAGCAGGAGACGCCGTCCGACAACGTGACCGGCTCATGGTCCGATCCGCCCTCACGGCGGCAGCGGCACGGGCGGGCGCGGTTGATCCAGATGTTGTCGTGGCACTTCTCTCGGACGACCTCAAGGTGGACGGTAACGGTGCGATCGACGGCGACGTGGACAAGCTGGTCACGTCGCTGCTTGAACAGAAGCCATATCTCGTCAACGGCGGCGGCAAGCCGACCGGCGTTGGTTCCGCCGACCAGGGCGCCCACTCGTCTCGGCCCGCAGGCGCAGCGTCGGAGACGCCGCACACTCGCATGGACGACCTGTTCCGCCAGTCACCCACTCGGTAACTAACGCAGACAGGAGGTCGCAGTGGTCACACTGGACTCTGCACTTATACCCCAGGAAGTACAAGCCGAAGTCATTCAAGGCGTCGTGCAGGCATCGGTCGCGCTGTCGTTGGCGCAGACCCAGCCCATGCCGACCGGGTCGCAGGCGATCCCGGTTCTCGGCTCGCTGCCGACGGCAGGATGGGTCGGAGCGCCGGGCGGTCGTAAGCCCACAACGCAGATGAACTGGACGGCGCAGATTCTCAAAGCGGAGGAAGTCGCCGCCACGATCGACGTGCCGATTGCGTACCTCGACGACGCCGGTTTCCCGCTGTGGGACAACATTCAGCCGCGCATGGTGGAATCGCTCGCAAAGGTGGTGGACGAGGCGCTGCTGTTCGGCGTCGGTGCCCCGGCGAGCTTCCCTGTCGGCGGCGTGATGGCGTTCTCGACCGCGGTAGCCCTCCCGGCTGCCCCCGAGGCCGACATCGCCGGACTGTTCAACGCTGCACTGGCAACGGTCGAAGCACAGGGACTCGCTCCGACAGGGCACGCCGCCGACATCACGGCGCGTGCGCTCGTCCGCGGTGCCCGTGACACGGTCGGTCAGCCGTTGTTCAATCCGCCGACGGTGGATTCGCCCGGCACGGTGTACGGCTACCCCGTGTCGTGGAGCACCGGGGCGGCGTTCGACACAACGCAGGCGATCGACTTCACCGGGGACTGGACGTGCTTGCGCGTCGGCATCCGTCAGGACGTGACGATCGACCAGAGCGACGAGGCTGTGCTGGCCGACTCGACCGGCAAGGTTCTGGTGTCGGCGTTCCAAGACGACAAGCGGATCATGCGTGTCCACATGCGTCTCGGCGCCGTCATCGGCAAGCCCGTTACGGCGAAGGCTCCCAGCGGCGCAGTGCCGTGGGCGCACATTCCTCCCGGCCTTGTGACCTCGACCGCTGCTGTGCTTGCAGCCACTCCGTCCGAGGACGCCGCTCCGTCGAAGTCTGGTAACGGCGGCACGAAGTAATGGCGGGACCTCCGGTCGCCTCGCTCACCATCGGAACGAACCCCACTGATCCCAGTGGAGCAACGGTTCGCTTCGACGTGAGCGGGGCGCCCGCAGGTGTCGAGGCGATCATGTGGCGCTTCGGCGACTGCACGGATCACGCGTCCGACGAGACGGGGATCGACCACACGTACAGCGCGCCGGGCGACTTCTCGGTGATCGCGGTCGTCGGCAAAACGGGGCAGCGCATCCTGGGCGATGCGACCGTCCCTGCTCCACCGATGACCGTAACCGGGATCACGCCAGCGACAGCTGCCACCAGCACGGCCCCGTCGAACATTCCGATCACGATTCACGGCACGGGCTTGACCGGCGTGACGGCGGCGATGCTGACGGCTGATCCGGCGAACGAGTACAACGACACGGGCACGATCGGTGGGCCGGTTGCCGTCGTCGATGATTCGACGGTAACGGGTGAGATCGCTGTCCCGGTTCACGCCGGGCCGTGGTATGTCGGCGTCTTTCGAGCCGCCTCCGACGCTGATTTCACGTTCTCAGCCACCCCGATCTTCACGGCGACGTGATGTTGTTCGCCGCCGTCACCGCCAGTCCGAATACGGTTCAGATCCTCGCCCTGATCGCCGCCGTGCTGTTCGTCGTCGCCGCGCTCGTCGCGTTTCTGCGACCTGCGGTCATGGCGATCGCGCACGGATTGGTCGCAGCCGGGCTTGTTCTCGTCGCGCTCGCCATCATCTATCTCGTCTGACGACGTGACGACGCCACTCGCGACTGAGGCCGACTACGAACTGCTGATCGGCCCGGTCGATCCGGCGGACGACGCTCGGTTGGGTTACCTGCTCGACGTGGCGAGTTCGACGGTCGTGACTGTCGCGCCGCTGCTCGGGGTGTGGTACTTCGACGACTGGCCGCTTGACCCGGTCGGTACACCCATCGACCCCGGCCCGGTGCCCTCGCCCGCCACGCTCGTCACCTGTCAGACGGCGGCGCGCTACATGGCGATCCCTGACGGGGGCGGCGGGCCGGTCACGATGGAGCGCGTCGGCCTGGCGCAGACGCACTACGACACGACCTCCTGGGACATCACGGTCGGCATGCTTCCGCCGGGCTGGCAGATCACGCTCAAACGGTGGCGCATGCCCGACTTCGCCTCCGTGCGACTGTTCGTGCCGCACCCGTCCGAGTCCCCGTGGCTGGAATGGTGGTGGTGGGGTCTGCCGCCGACAGACGACCCGGTCGTGAACCCGCTGTGACGAACATCGCCTCTCTGCTCAAGCAAGCCGGGACGATCCGCTACTGGCAAGCCGGGCCGCTGGACTCGAGCGGCGTGGACCCGACGGACGACTGGGTGACGCTCGACGTGGCGTGCGCGCTGCAAGAACGCGCCCGGCAGGAGAACGCGGAATCCGGTCAGCTGTCGCAGACGACGTGGATCGCACTGCTGCCGCCGGACGTGACGCCGCCCAAAGCAGCGGATGAACTCGTCGTCGGCGGCGTGACGTATCAGTTCCGAGGCGATACGTGGTTGGCGTCGAGCACACGCGGCGGGGCCGACCACATCGAGGCCACACTGGCGAGGGCCGAGTAATGCCCGCCGCAGCCGTCATCTACATCTACCCCGATGCGGCGAAGCGGGTGACGAACACGCCCGAGTGCCGCTCGTTGCTCGCCCGTGTCGCCCGTGCTGCGCTCAACGAAGCATACGGAGCAGCGCCGGTCTACACGGGGGAGTATCAAGCAAGCCTCATCGCCGCCGCTGATGACGGCGAACACGGCGAGCCGCGGGCGGTGCTCGCGTCAAACAGTTCGTTCTGGCACTTCGTCGAATACGGCGCGCTCAACACGCCGCCGTATCACCTGCTCGGCGAATCGGTGCGGCATCAGGCGGACGAGTACGAGGACTTGCCGAAGGGCAGCGGCGGGTGACGGCGGCGCCGACTGTCCTGCTGCCCGACGCCGAGGCGCTGGTGATCGAGGCGCTGCTCACCTTGCCGGACCTCGCCCCGTTCGGAGGCCGCATCTACTCAGCCGTGCCCAAAGCCCGCACGTTCCCACTCGCCCGCATCTTTCGCTACGGCGGCGATCCCTGGTACGAGGGGCATCCGTACTGGATCGACGCGCCATCCTTGCAGGGCGACGTGTGGGCCGACGGGCGCCCGCTGGCGCAGTCGCTCGCCGAGACGCTGCGGGCGTGCTGTGCTCAACACCTGCCGGGAATCTGGCCTCTCGGCACGATCCTCTCGACCAAAGTGAGCGCGCTCGTCAACAGCGACGACCTCACGTTCGACCCGCCGAAGAATCGTTTCCGATTCACCTTGACCATGATCGACCATCCGTGATGACCTGATAGCCGCCGCCGCGGGCTGTCACCCGAGGCGGTCTGAAACGGCGGGGCTGTCACCCCGCCAGGAAAGGAAGCAACATGGCAGGACTCGATGCCTCAGAGATATATGTAGCGGGGACCGGGCACATTTACGTGGCGCCAGAGGACACGGTGGTGCCCGCAACGCCGCCTCCCGCAACACCGTGGATCGACTTGGGCTACGCCACCGAGGACGGGGTGGAGTTCACGTTCGGCAAGACCACGACCCCGATCAAGGGCTGGCAGAGCTTCGACACGCTGCGCATGCTCACGACCGAAGCGCCGAAGTCGGTGAAGTTCGCACTCATGCAGGCGAACCTCGACACCTTGCAGCTGGCGCTGGGTGGCGGCACGATCGACGCTGGACCGCCGCAGGTGTACCACCCGCCGGACCCGTCCACACTCGATATGCGGGCGCTCTACATCGAAGCCGTAGACGGCGGCGAGACGTGGGCATTTTGGGCGCCGCGCGTGTTGCTGTCTGACAACGTCGTGATCCCGTGGAAGAAGTCTGCCGAGGCCGAACTGCCGCTCATCTTCGCGATTCAGGCGGCGACGCCGGACCCGTTCCAGTTCATTTTCCCCGACACGTTCACGTCGATGGCGGCTGATGTTGCTGGCGCGCCGTCGAGCACTCGCAGCGAGTCGCAGGAAGCCGCGGCGTAGTGGCGGAAGTCCTGGTGCTCACGCGCCGGGACGGCACAACCGAAGTCGCACATATCGGTTCGCCGTACCTGGCGGTCTTGTTTGAGGACGCGCATGCGCGGTTGCCCGAGGGCGCCGCGGATTCGGGCTGGATGGCGTTCGCTGACATACTCGGACACCCACCCGCCGACCGGGCCGAACTGATGGACTGGCTGAAACAGTTCGTCGCAACGGACCTGGCCGAGTACGAGCCGTCGGACCCTACGACGGCGACGGGCAACGGAACGTCGCCGGACAACTCCTCGCAGAACTGACGTTCGTGACCGGCCTCGCCCCGGCGCAGATGCTCGGCGGCGGCAGGCGCTACTTCGACGCGCTGCTCGACAAGTCCGGGGAGCGGCGCGCCCTCGGGTACGACCCGACTGAACTGCTGGCCCAGCTACTCGAGGTCAGCTTCGCCAGTTACCGGGCGCTGCTCGCACTCGGCGGCGCAAAGGAAATACCGAAGCAGATCAACGTGCCTCGCCCAGCGAAGCCGGGCAGCCCCGGTGGAGCCTCGTCGAAGCCCGCTCCGGTGAACTGGCGCGTGCTCGCATCCCGATTGGGGGTGAGCCGTGGCTGAACAGGTCGGCAAGGGCTACGTCACCATCAGCGCCAACACGGCGAAGTTGCAGACGGACCTGTCCGTCCTGGGTTCCGAACTCGGCGCGAAGTTCGGCGTGTTGGGTCAGCTGCTCGGCGGCAAGCTGGGTGCGGGCCTCAAGAAGAACCTGGGCGGCGCCGAGGGCAGCGTGTCGGGGCTTTCGGGCCTGCTGGCGGAAACGGGTGGCGGCGGCGGGTTCGGACTGCTCGCGGCTGGCGCGGTCGCTGCGACCGCCGGGGTGGGCGTCGCGCTCTACAAGATGGGGAGCGACTTCGCTCAGACCAACCGCAACATCGCCCGGCAGACCGGGCAGACCGGGAAGAATCTCACCGACCTGCAAAACGACTTCAAGAAAGTCGGGCAGGACAGCGCGTCGAGTTTCGGCGACATCGAACTGGCACTCGTCGGACTGCAACGCTTCACCGGCCCGTCATCGCAGCTGCTCGTCCCGCTGACGAAGCAACTGACGACACTGAGCCGGATCAGCGGCACCGATGTCAAGTCCAACGTCGAGGCGAGCGTCCGCGCGATGGAGCGGTGGAACATTCCGGCAAAGGACGCCGGGAAAGCGTTCGATCAGCTGTTCACCGGCAGTCAGAGATCGGGCGTCAGTTTCGCCGACCTCAGTGGGCAGGTGACGAAGTTCGCTCCGCAGCTGACGACGATGGGGTACAACTTCCAACGCTCCGTCGGCGTTCTCAGTGCGTTCGGCAAGACGGGCGTGAACACGTCTCGGATCATGGCTGCCATGCAGATCGGCGCTTCCAACCTGGCGGCGGCGCAGACAAAGAGCGGCACCGCGGTTACGAAAGCCGCCGACGAGGTGTTCAAGTATCAGGACGCTCTCGGCAAAGCGAAGCCGGGCAGTGCGGCGTACAAGACCGCCGTGGACAACCTCGCCACGGCCCACACGAAGCTGTCGCTGGCGCAAGCTGTCGCCGCCAAAGCGTCAAAGACCACCATCCCCGAAGCGATGGCGTCAACGATCAAGTCGATCAAGGATGCCAAGACGAACACGGACGCGCTCAACATCGGGATCGGCGTGTTCGGCAAACGAGGCGCCCTCCAAATGGTGCAGGCCATCCGGTCGGGCAAGTTCAACTTCGACGAGATGAACAAGTCGATCGAGCACTCGGGCAACTCGATCACGACTACGGCGAAGAAAACGGAGACGATCGGAGCGGCGTTTCATCGTCTCGGCAATCAGGCCGCAGTGGCGTTCCAGCCGTTGTCACAGCGCGTGTTCAACGCGATCAGTCGTGGCCTCATCAACCTGGCGCACGACCTCGCTCCGGTCGTGAACTGGATCGGCAAGGAACTGCCCGGCGCCATTCGCAACGTGACCGGGTGGGTGTCAGAGTTCGGTAAGCAGTGGGCGCAGAACTTCCGCGACATCTCGCACTGGATCAGGGTCGTCTACGAGGACATCACGCCCGCCCGGCACCTGATCGGACAGACGTTCACCGTGGCGGCACGGCTGATCGAGGACGCGTGGCACGTCATCAGCCCCATCTTCAAGGCGTTGGGTGACGCGCTCGCTTTCGTTTCCTATCTGCTGAGCGGCAAGTGGGGCGAAGCGTGGAGCGCCGCCAAACGGTTCGTGTTCGACTTTCTCGACGCCATCAAGAATGTGCCGAAGCTGATCTTCGACTTGCTCACGTCGCCGTTTACGTCGCTGTCGCCGAAGATTCAGCATGCGATGGACGACGTGTGGGCGTTCCTCAAGTCTGTGCCCGGTCGGATCGGTAGCGCGCTCGCTCTCGTTGCTTCGTCCGTGTGGGACGCGTTCGTCGGAGCGTTCAAGTGGGCGACGGGCGCCGCGCAGACGGGGCTGAACGACATTTGGGCGTGGCTCAAAGCCTTGCCGGGCAACATCTTCAACTGGCTGCTCGGACTCGGCGGCTCAATCTGGAACGCGTTCGTCGGCGGCTTTCGCTGGGCGCTCGGCGCTGCCGAGAGCGGGATCAGCACGATATGGGGCTGGCTCAAGAACCTGCCGGGCAACATCGTCGGCTGGATCGGCGATCTCGGAACGCAGATATGGACCTTTGTGCAGCACGCGTTCAGTCGCATGCTCGACGGCGCGCGCAACGGCATCACGAACCTGTGGCAGTGGGCGCTCCATCTCGGCGAGAACGTCGTCGGATGGTTCGGTGACGTTGGAACGCAGCTGTTCGACTACGGGGTTCACATAATGTCGCGCATGGCGGACGGCGTTGCCGGGGCGGGAGCGAACCTCGTCAAGAGCGCGTTTTCGCACGCGCTCAGTTTCCTGGGTGGACTCGTTCCGCACAGCCCGGCGAAGGAGGGTCCGCTGGCGGGCAGCGGCGATCCGTTGTACTGGGGACCGGCGATCATAAAGCGCATGGCGGCGGGCCTGGATTCGAGCAAGGGCATACTGACGAACGCGTTCGCGAACGTGCTCACGCCGTCGAGCACAGGTCCGGCGGCGAGTGCGCTGTTGGGGTTGCCCGGCGCTCCTGCCGCGGTGAACTTCGGAGGAAGCAGCGGCCCGTCGGTCGTGATCCAGAACGCCACGTTCAACGATCCGATGGACGTGGAGACGTTCCTGCGGCAAGCGGCATGGGTCGTGCAGACTCGGAGGATATGAGATGACAGTCGCCACGCTGCCGCCTAGCCCCTACGAGCGCCAGGCCATGCTCGTTCTCGGCTCGCAGTCCGTCATGCTCGACGACGTGGACGGCGGCTGGCAGTGCGTGTCGCTCGACCTCGGCTACCCCGACGTGCGCGCCGTGACCGACCCCATCCCCGGCATGCACGGCGTCATCGACCGCACCCAGTTCTTCGGCGGGCGCGTCATCACCGCGTCGCTGACCAGCTGGGACGGCGGACGCGTGCCGCTCGATCAGATCACAGCCCAGTTCGGCCCGTTCCTCGACGTGGGCGCCCGGCCCGAACTGCACTACACGACGAAAGGCAACCCGACCGAACGCGTGCTCACGTTGCGGGCGTCCGCCTGGTCAGCGCCGATGCTGCAACCGAACTACGGCGCGAGCGGCCTGGGCAACGAGTTCCAGCTGTCGTTCGTCGCCGCCGATCCCATCCCCCGTTCGGCGGCGACCTCGCTCGCAACGGCATGGGCTGGGTCGTCCACGCTGACCGGACGGCTTTACAGTTGGAAGCCGCCGCGGCTGTACGTCTCGCTCGGCGGCTCACCTGCGAACGGAACACTCATCAGCCACGGCTCACTCATGTTCCGCCCGCTGTTGCGCATCTACGGTCCGATCACCGCGCCGGTCGTCAAGTTCGTGACGCAGAACTCGGCGCAGACGTTCATCGTCGCCGCGCTCAACACGTCTCGGATCGACGCCGGGAACTACGTCGAGATCGACACCGGCATGAAAACGGCGTTCCTGAACGGGCAGCACACACAACCCTGGCTGTCGAAACTGGACTGGACGCAGATGAACTGGCCCGTGTTGCCGGTCAGCCCCGATCAGACAGTGATGTCACTCACCGGGAACAACACGACCGGCGCGTCGCAGGTGCAGGCGACCTGGCAGGATCGGTTCTTCGAGTGACGAGCGTTGACAGTTACCTGTTACCCCCGCCGTTCCCCATCCCGCCGGGACGTGGGCGCTGGCGACTCACGCTGCATGCTCGGCAGTTCACCGACACAGCCTGGTCGGCATCACTCATCACCGAACTCGTTCAAGCACGGGGGCGACTGCTCACTCAGCAACTCAACACTCCCGCCGAACTCACGTTCACGCTCGACGGGCGCAGTGCGGCGGCGAAGCTCGTCGTCGAACTCGAGACGGACGTTGTCGCGTGGCGCTGGGACGAGTACAGCGGCAAAGACGTGGCGTATTTCCGGGGGATCATCGACCACTCCGAGGATCAGCTGACGGAAGATTCCCATGTGGTGACGTGGACGGCGCACGACTACCTGGCGATGATGGCTCGGCGCTTCGTCACGTCCACATTGAACTACAACGAGGATCAGGACTACGTCGCGGGCGACCTCGTCACCCGCTCCGTGAACGTCGTCTCGACGGCGGGCACCAGCTTCTCGCCGGGGTCGTACCTGCCGCTTGCCGCCGTGCGCGTCGGTCAGGACGGCTCGTCACGCCCGGCGCTGTCGGGGCAGACGCGGGTGCGCCAGTATCTCGGATCGCAGCAACTCGATACGGCGCTCGACGACCTGGCGCACGTGATCGGAGGCTTCGACTACGACTGCATCCCCGGCTGGCGCTACCCGGCTGGACCCGGCAACAGCACCATGCACGACATCGTCCGCATCTTCTACCCGAATCAGGGCATCGCCCGGTCGGACCCGGTCCTCGAGTACGGGTCCGGTGTGGCGCAGGTAACGCGCAGTGTCGCCAGCACCGATTACACGAACTTTGACCGGGTGCTGGGCAACAATCAGTCGAGCAATCCCGGCGATCCGCAGGTGTATTCCGAGAAGTGGACGAGCGACGCGAACAACATCGGCGTCAACCCGATCGGGCTGTGGATGAGCGCGGAGAACGCCGCCGACGTGATACTCAACGAAACGCTCGACGAACAGGCGCTCGGCACACTGAACCTGAACGGCCTCCTGATCCCTACCTACACGGTGAAGCTGCGGCCCAACCTGTTCACCGACGGGCTGTTCAACATGGGCGACACGATGCCGCTCATCATCAACTCGGGGCGGCTGAACGTGAGCGATCCGCAACGCATTGTCGGCATGACGTTCACCATCGGTGATGATGGGCAGGAGGACGTAGGGGTGACGTTCGGGCGTCCGCTCAAGACGCTGCTCGGCCTCGTCTCGGCGGGGTGGGCGGACGTGAACGCACTGGCGAGAAGGTGAGGAACCATGACACGACGTAGCCCACTGTGGCAGCAAAACGGGACGTACTCGGCGCTCTACGACCGCGGTGCGATCACTGCGCTGTGGCCCGCAGGAGGCGCGATCGGCGCCAAACTCACGACGATCGCGAACACGCTCAACATCAACATTCCGCCGGGTCGCTGCGTCGTGCCGCTCTCGGACGGAACCTGCGAACTGTGCGTGTGGGACGCTGCCGAAGTCGTTCCGATCCAGACGCCCGTGCCGCCGTCAGGCAGTTCGCGCCGGGACCTGATCGTCTGTACGGTGCGCGACAGCGCCATCGACTCGGGGTCGAACGACGACTTCATCTTTCAGACGATCCCCGGCGTGCCCGCCACGTCCAACCCGGTGTTGCCCGCACTGCCCGCGAACTCCTACAAGATGGGCGACATTCCGATCGGCGGCGCGATCGCCAACCTGAACGGACTGACGCCGAACGAAGCGCGTTCTCCGCTCCTGCCGGGCACGGGGGTTCACGGACGCGTGTATCGCAACGCTCCGTTTACGTTCGGGAGCGGCGCAGGCGGCGCGCTGATCCAGATGGACACGGTGGCGAGCGATCCCTATGGGCTGTATTGGTCAACGTGGGGCGGGATGATCCTGCCGTGCCCCGGCTTGTGGCTCATGCGAGCGCGGATCGGCGGCAACCCGACCGGGACGGCTGAGGCGATGGTCGGGCGACTGCGCGTGAACCAGAATGAGACGATCATCGACCAGAAGCATGCGAGTTCGGCGTGGGGGCTGACGGTCAATCTCGATCACGTCGGGCGCCAGGCCGCAGGCGACCTGATCGACGTAACCATGATGAGTTCGGTGGGCACTCGCAACGGACAGCCCGGCATCTCTCAGACGTTCCTCGCTTGCACGTACCTCGGACCCTGAAAGGACCCGCATGAGCTATCTCACCCAATGGCAGCTGACCTACGACCCCGAGTTCACGAACCGTGGCAGCGCGGCGGTCATCGCTCAGGCGGACATCTTCAAGGACGCCGCCGCCGCCGATCAGAAGGCGCTCGCCGAATCCGTGCTATGCGGTGAGGGCGCGCCGCTCGCGACGTTCCGCATCATGCTCGGCGCCTCACCCGGCTTCGCTGACAAGGTGGACAGCGGCGATGGCACGATCGACTCGTCGCTGGTCCTCGACGACGAAATACTCTCGACGATTCAAGGAGCATGGCCCACCGTCGCCGCGCTGTACTTTGACGTGGACGGCACACCGAAGAAAGGAAGCTGAGATGAACGACGAAGAACGCCGGGACGACGAGGTCGAACCCACCACGGAGCCGCCGGACGAGCAGCAGACGCACAACGCCGACCCGTTGGGCAACCGGGAACCCGAGACGGACAACGGCGAGCAGGACACGGCACCCGAGAACGACGACGATGGCGCTCAATAGGGTCTGGATACCGTCGCCCAACTACTCGAGCCGGGGCAGCAACGTTCGCCTCGTCGTCGTCCACACGACGCAGGGCGGCGGCAGCGACACGTTCCGGTCCCTCGGCAACTACTTCGCCAACCCCAACGCGCAGGTCAGTTCGCACACCGGCATCGACGACACTCCCGGCGAGATCGGTGAGTACGTTCGGCGTGAGAACAAAGCCTGGACGGCGGCGAACGCGAACCCGTACAGCGTGCAGGCCGAGTGCTGCGCGATGGCAGAGTGGTCGCCCGCCGAGTGGGCGAAACACCCGACGATGTTGTCGAACTGCGCGCAGTGGATCGCGGAGGAATGTGGGCGCTACGGCATCCCTGTCCGCAAGCTGTCCGAGTCGGAGGCTGCGGCGGGTCAGGCCGGTGTGTGCGGCCACGCTGACCTCGGGTTCGCCGGGAACGATCACTGGGACCCAGGCCCGAGTTTCCCGTGGGCAGACGTGATCCGAATGGCCCAAGGCGGCACGCCGCCGCAACCCGAGCCGCCCAAACCCAAACCACCGGAGGAAGAAATGGCACTGATCGCACCAACCTTCTACTTCAACGGGCAGAATCACATTTTCTCGTTGAGCAAGGTTTTCGGCAACGTGTGGCACAAGTGGTCGCACGACGGAATCAAGTGGAACGACGAGTGCCTGCTGGGTCCCGGCGGCACGGGCAAGGTCGTCAACACCGGGAAGAAGATCGTCGAGATCACCGCACCGAGTCAGACGACGATCGACGCGACGAACATGGCGGTCGTGACGATGGTGGACGAGGACTCGATGGTCTGGATATGCCGCCAGAACAAGGGCGAGACGACGTGGGATCGCCGCAAGATGCCTGCGTGAACACGTGCTCGCTCTCACGACAACGCTGGCGGTCGGAGAGGGTTTCGTCGTGTTCGCGATCGGCGTGCTGGTCGGCGCCGTCTACGTGATCGTCCGGTGGCGCAAGCCTCCACGCGACGACGAGTAGCGCGCGACATCATCCTCGCGTTGCTGCTCGGCGTGGCGGGCGGGTTCTGGCTTTCGGGTGTGTACCCGTCGTCGTCAGATGTCAGCGTTCGCCGGGACTACGTGCCGCACGTGCGGGTCCGGCTTCATCAACTCTGGACAGTCGAGCACCCAGTCATACGGTTGCCGACGCCGCTCGCGCAGACGTGCAACGAGCCACGGCACGCGCGAGTGTTGGAACATGACTTCGATCGTGAACGGTTCGGCGAACATGGCGTGACAGTAACGCTTGACGCTCGCCGGGTGTGGGACTAGACCGGGCGGTCCTATGACAACAACAGTGAATCTCGCCCGACGTGTCACTACCGCCTGATAGCCCGGCGCCCATGTGCGCGTGCGGATGCGGTGAACCCGTCAGTTCGGCTACGTCGGGCGTGTGGTCGCGCTGGCGACCGGGGCATCACACGCGCGGACTCGCCGCGGTGGTGCCCGACCGACTGTCCGAGATTCCGAACGTGATCGAGCTAGGCGGCGCCATCGGGCGCCGGGCGTCGGACGCGTGCCGCTTGGGGCATCACGACCTCTGCTCGGACGAGTCCTGCGAGTGCCGCCATCATGGACGGCTGTGGTACGACCGATGACGTTCCCCCTGCTCGCCGCCGGGCACTGGACCCCACCCCCGCCGTTTGCGGGCCTCCTGGGCGATCCTGTGCGGAGCAGCACCCATCCAGCGAGCCGGGTCAGGCCGGTGTGAGCGGTTCAAGCCCGACCGCCCTGTCCCTGGCCCACCTGCGCTCCGACGGGTGGCTGGTCGATGTCTGCGAGCGGTGGGTGCCGCTGCACGGCGGCAAGATCAAGCGCGACCTGTTCGGGCTGATCGACCTCGTCGCTGTCCGGCCCGGCGAAACGCTGGGCGTGCAGACGACGAGCAGCGCCAACTTCAACGCCCGACTGAACAAGATGACCGACGACGATCACTACCCGGCGGTGTCCGCGCTGATGAGCGCCGGGTGGCAGGTCGTGATCCACGGGTGGCGCAAGTCCACACGCGACGGACACGCCTGTAAGCACGGGCATGCGCGCTGCGGTTGTCGCTGGGTGTTACACCGCGAGATCACACTGCATCCACGGGTCGAGCCGTAACAACAGAAAGGAACCCATGACAGCAACGACAGACAACGGAGAACAGTTCCTCGCCAAAGCGGCAGGAGCGATCGAGGAAATGAGAACGGCGACGCGGGCGGCGCACGAAGTTCTCGCCGACCTGAAAGCGGAACGCCGGGGACTCGATCAAGCCGTAGCGCAAGCGAACGCACAGATGAACGCGTTGCTCAGCGACGTGGACGGCCTGGTGGTCGAAGCGGTGCAGATCAAGCTGAACGAGTTTGACGAGACGATCCGCCGGGCGATCACTGACTCGACCAAAGCCGTGAACGCCCGCTTCGAGAAGCTGTACGGGCTGTTGACCGGCGAGGGAACGGACCTGGACCTGAACGATCTCGCCGAGGCGTATGCGGTGGCGCACAAGCCCGGCGTGCCGCGAGGCAAGCACGCGCCGGAACTCGTCATCGTCATCGACCCGGAGAACGGCGCATGACGGCGGCGAACTTCCGCAGCGGGTCCTGGCGCATCAATGGAACCTACGTGCGTGACTCGCTTGACGCGAACCGGCTTGAACTCGTCTGCTACTGGCAGTCCGAGAGCGACAACGGGTGGGAGCCGGTGCGACTGCACTTCGCGCATCACGAAGAACTGCGCCAGTTCGTGCTCGACGTGCAGCGATACGCCCGGCGCTACGGCGTGCTGCCCGGTCAGCGCAACCGCAACACGTCCCAACAGCCGCCGAAACGGAGGAAGCCGTGAGCATCGACCTCGGACAGCTGGACCCCGATCAGAAGTATCGCCGCGATCAGTGGCAGCGTTACCTCGTCGTGCCCATCCCCGGCGAGAAGCCGCACGGGTACACGCGCGTCACGACTGTCGCAAAGACGCTCGACAGCGGCGGCGGGTTGGGTCCGTGGAAAGCGGCGATGACCGCGTGCGGCGTCATCAAGGCACCGGGCCTGCGAGCGAAGTGGGAGGCGCTGCTGGCCGAGTACGGCGGCAATCCCTGGTACGCCAGTCCGGCGGGTAAGGCGGCATGCAAGGCGCTGGTCGAGGAATGTGCGACAGCGGGCGGGGCTGACACCCGGCGCGATCAAGGTACGGCACTCCACTCGATCACCGCCGTCGTGGACGCGGGCGGCAAGCCCGAGTTCCTGACGCCCGAGACGAGCGCGCTGATTGCGGCGTACAAGGCGTGCCGAGACGAGGCGGGCATCACGATCATCCCCGACTACATCGAGACGATGGTGGTGCTCGACGAGTATCAGGTGGCAGGCATCTTCGACCGGCTCGCCTGCGTGCCGGGCTACAAGCTGCCGCTGATCGCTGACCTGAAAACGGGCGGTGACCTCGCGTACAGTTGGCAACCCATCGCGGTGCAACTTGCGGCGTACAGCAGGGCGAACGCGATCTATCAGCAGGGACCGGCGAAGAACGGGTCGCAGGACCGGCGGCTGGAAATGCCCGCCGTCGATCAACACCACGGGCTGATCTTCTGGCTGAACGCCGGGACGGGTGTGATGGAACTGCATCTCGTCGATCTGGACCGGGGCTGGGAGGCGTTCGGACATTCCATGTGGACGCGGGGCTGGCGTTCGACGGAGCCGCATGAGCCGTACACGCCGGGCGACCTCACGTCGCTGCTCGCGAAGTCGATCAAGTGCGAGCGTTGCGGCGCGGGACTCGTCGAGGATCAGGGCGCATCGTGGCCGCACTGCCCGGTGTGCGATTGGTGCCCTGATTGCGGTGTGTCGCATGAGCCGCATGCTGATGCGCGTGTTCTGCCGCCGCAGGACGAGACGGACGCGTCGCTGCGGGAGTGGCTGCAAGACCGCATCGACAAGATCGGCGCCCATCCCAAAGCGCGTGCGGACCTCGGAGCGCGCTGGCCCGCCGGGCTGCCGACGGTCAACGGGTCGCTTTCGCATACCGAAGAACAGTTCGCTGAGATCGAACGCTTGCTCGATCTTGTCGAGGGCAGGTGGGGCATGAAGTTCCCGCCCGCCAAACCCCAGGAGGATGACGCGCGTGTCGTAGCGTTGTTCCCCGGCGCCGTCGAAGTGGCGGCACACCCATCCAACACACACAAGAGAGGAAACACACCATGACTGATTCCATCCCGCTGTCAGAACTCGGAACGAGCGCCGCTTATGCGAAGTTCGAGAAGCTGGGCGACAAGCACGCCGGACGTGTCACCGCCGTCGATCAGCGCCCGCAGACCGACCCGCAGACCGGCGCCGTCAAGACGTTCAGCGACGGGCGCCCGATGATGCTGTGGGTCATCACGATCGAGGATGGCAACGGCGACCTGGAAGCCCTGTGGGCCAAGGGCGGCAAGTTCCGTGCGGAACAGGGAACCGGCGAGTCCATGCTGGCGGCGATCTACTCCGCTGTCGTCGAGGCAGGAGCGGACGCGCTCGCTGTCGGCGGACAGCTTGCCGTCGCGCACACGGGGCTGGCTGAGCGCAAGCCCGGCATGAATCCCGCCAAGCTGTTCACCGCGCAGTACGTCCCGCCTGCACCGGCAAGCGTCCCGGTCGATCTGTTCTCGACGAGCGATGGCGCTTGACGCGTCTGCCCACATCTGCGGTGCCGTAGGTGAGCCATACCGCGATGCGAACGAGCGCCTGCGCGACCCGGTCTGCAACCGCGTCCGCGGGCACGACGGATCGCATCGTGAGTACGAACCCGGCACGTTCGCTGTGCTGAGAGAGTGGGCACCTGAGCCGTGATACGCACCGGCCCTCGTCTCCGACCAGGGATCGGGAACGAGGGCCGGTGGCCTATGACAGCCTCAACACGTAGCCCGCACCAACAGAAAGGAAATGCGAACCGTGGGCAATATACCCGGCATCGAGACGGAGTATCGAGGCGCCCGGTTCCGATCCAGACTCGAAGCACGCTGGGCTGCGTTTTTCGACCTGATCGGCTGGCACTGGGAGTATGAACCATTCGACGCACACGGCTACATTCCCGACTTTGTCATCGTCGGGGAGTACCCATTCCTGATCGAAGTCAAGCCCGCCGTCACGACCGCCGAACTTGAAACGCATATCGAGCGCATCGAAAAGGCGCTCGACGGTGCCTGGGAATCGGACGTGCTGTTACTCGGCGCCACGCCTCGCCCGGTTGCGACCGGGCA